TTCAAATGACATTCTTGGTAATGTAATTTGAACTGATTTATTTAAATCTGGAGACTGTTCTAATCTTGCCAAAAACTTTTGCGTGGGACCATATGCAAGTGGCACTTTTATAACACTAACTGTAGATCCGGAAGAATCGTTGTGTTTAATGGAAATATCATTAAATAAAGATCCAAAAGCAATAACTGTTTTTCTAAGGATCTCGTTATAAAAGTACTCAAACATGACTGTAAACTGTAATTGTGTTATTTGATTAATAACTTGTTAAAGACTATTTATCTTATGGCATACCAAATGGATTGGTTTCTGAAAAATCTATTATCTTTTCGGACTCTATTTCAATTTCACTATTTTCAGAATATCCGTCATTTATTGGATCTGTATTGACTATTCTCAATGCGTGTGATGCACCTGATGTAGATCCAATTATGTTTTCTCCTAAGGTAAAGGATCCCGAAACAACGGATACTTCCAGTTTATTTGTAACTGAGTTCCATTTTCTAACCCTAGCAGTTGTTCCGCTAGAAGATCCTGTTACAATCTCATTAAAAATATAATCTCCAAAAGAACTTGTAGAAGGACTTGATATTGTAACTAATGGAGCCTCTGTGTACCCTAATCCGGCATTTGTTATTCTTATTTGACTTATTGTACCTGCAGAACTTACCACTGCTGTTGCAGCTGCAGACACAGAAGATATTCCACTAAAAGTAATTTGTGGCGGAGTTATATATCCAGAACCTGCATTACTTATAGTGATTATTCCTACTATACCGTTACCAATTGTTGAAGTTGCAGCAGCACCTACACCATCACCAAAAAACGCAATTTTTGGTGCTATTGTATATCCATATCCTGGGTTTATAACTTCTACCGATTGCACGGATTTATTAGCTGGATTTAGGTTGTCATTACATACAACTATTCCACCTATCATAGTTGCCGAAGCTATACCAGTTGTCCCACCAGATGGTGCAGAAGATATTGCAACTCGTGGTGAATATGAGTATCCACCACCTCTATTAGTAACAGTTATAAACCGTATTCCACCATTAACTATTCCAGTATATGCAGTCGCCGTTACTCCAGTTCCAACCAAAGTTAAAGTTTGGCTCAATCCAAATCCTATAGATGGACTATCCGAATCTAGAGATGACCCAGATTCGTCGCCTGATATATTGCCGTCAATATCTAATATACCGGTGTCAATTACTTCATCTTCATATCTAAACAGTTCACATCTTAATTCATATGTGTATGTTCCTTGCAGTTGATAGAAAGGAATTTCGTGTTCAACATATTTAATTTCAAAAATTCTATTTCCCAATGGAAAATAAATTAAATCACCTTCTTTTGGTCTTGTTGATAGTTTTATGTTAGGTTCATTTCTTATTAGCGGTCTTATATAAGTTTGAAATCTTTCTCTAGATATTGTTAACGTTAATTCGTTGAGTGATTGAATTCCAAATTTTGAAAGTATAGTTGGATTATTTCCATATCCATCGTAGTTATTAACGTATGCTTCTATTGGATATGCATCATCAAACATAGACTGTATTACTTCTTTTATTACAGTATTCTCTGTCAGATACTTTCTTGGTAAGTAATGAACTTCTACACCATAAATTTTTAATTGCTCATTAATTAAGTCTTGTATTAAACTTTTTTCCGAAGGAGAACCTTGTTGAAAAAATGGATTTAGCATATGATTAACCGATCATGTCTAATGGTGGAAGTTCATAAGTGCTTGACATTTTTTCCATTAGAATATCTAGTTCTCTTTGAGCGTCATCATACATTTGCCTACCATTTAATTCAACACCTCCAGGTAATTTTACTCCCTGGAATTTAATTAAATTTTGACCCCACTGACGTTTTATTAGAGATGTTAAATAAGGTTTAATAAAAGAATCATTCCAAACTCTACTATAATCATTTGGATCTAATACTGAATAGCAATCAATAATTATATAATTTCCTACATTTACAGCTGCCCAATCAATATCCAAATACAATCTATCTTGCCTTTTATTAAATCGTATTTGCTTTTGTGTTGATAATAAAAAGTCCAGATCTTCAAGATATGTTTTAACCATAGCATATGAAAGTAATTCCGTTGTTCCCCAATAATATATGTCATTTAGGAATAACTGATATTTTACACTAAACATATTGTGAGTTATGGTATTGGTTCCATCATATTGAAATATTTTGTTTACTCCAATAACTCCCGGTGGGACTTGTAAATAGTTACTATTTTCTTCGTACTTAAAAGTAGTTGCAGTTCCGACAATAGAAGTGGATACAGTTGTTGTTACTATACCTACAGATGAGTTACCACCACGCGCTCTTCCTCTATCAATATCATTCTGAGTAAATTGATACTTAAAAAATGTTGGATAAACCCCATCAAAATGTCTTTCTTGGAAAAATTGGACAGCATCGTCTACAAGATCCTCTATTTGCTCATCGGCAACATTAATCTCCAAAACTGGCGCTCCCAGTTTTCTCTTGCAGTAATCTATCAGTTCTTGCCTAGTAGATGGTTGCGCCATTTACATATACCTCTCATATTATTTATGGTGCGGAAGAAACCCCGGCATAAACCAATATGTTTCCATTAACTATATTATAAATTGTTGATCCAGAACTTACTAAAACATCATATACATATCTACCTTCTTTAAGGGATCTAGTTTGAGTTGACCCTAAAGAAATATTGAATTTTCCACCTGCTGCACTGGTAAATCCAACGTTAAAAGTTGCTGCAATTGCTCCGGTTGAACCAACAGATACGCTTTTTGCCATCTGAGAAGATCCAGTCCAACCGGTAAAATTGAATGGGGATGATGAGGTATTAACGACATCGAAAGTTGTTTCAAACGTTGAACCGGTGTTAATGGTCAAATTTACCGCATATGGAACTCCTGATGTTGGATCGAAGGTTATTTTTCTAACTGTCATTTGGAATTCCTAAATCCGATACTACTTCTTGTTGCTTTAAGTATAATTTAAAATAACACTTTGCAATATTTCTCAAGTCTTCAATATCATCTATACTATCTATTTCATTTGAAACTTTAAAATACTCAAAACTTTTTGTTAGATTTTTTAAATCTATAATTTCAGGATTCATTTTCATCAACCATTCTCCTAATAAGCATTTTGATTTCACTCAAATCATCTTTCATCATAGCAATTTCATTCTCTAATTTCTGTATCTTTTGATTATCTTTGGTTTTGGCATCACGCTTTGAAATATATTCTTCATATTCAGATCTATTATTATTAATAATAGAGTTGGATGAAGGATCTCTCAAAAAATTATCATGTCCATTAATTTTTAAATAATTCATAACTATGCTAATGATATAACTCTCAAATTCTTCATTCTTGGAACATATGCTTGACTTGTAGATGTCATAAGAATTTTTATTCTATAACTTCTGAAGGATGGGAGTTGATCTGCAGTAAATGTATATTCTTTATAATCAACTTGGTTTGGAGATATTCCCAAGACAGACGAAGGAGTTACAAATGAATCTGGCAATCCATTATTATCTTCAAAATTAATTATTTGTTTTTGCGAATTTAAATTATTATATCCTGGGAAAGGAATATAAATCGGATCAAAGTTTTCCGACTCACTAATTGCATAAAATGCTCTAATGTCAGAAAATTGATTTATGTGGGCATCAACTAAAATTTTAATAGATGTTGCAGGATTTTCCAAAATAATCTCTTTTGAAAGATATTGGAAAGCAGTTGGATCCTGATTTATGGAGTTTACTCTATTATCTGTAGCATAATTTTCTACTACCTTATTAATTCTATTTGAAGTTAAAATTGCACTTATTCTCTGAGTATCAATTACAGGACTCAATTTTGTATCAACTGTGTCCAAATATACTCTCACGTTCATAGATTTGTTTCCGGGTAAAACATCAAGTTTTTCATCTTCATTAACTTTTGAGCAAATAATTCTTGGACTATCTAAGTAATTGCTCTTATTTAAAGTTATAGATTCAAATCCATTATCTAAGAATGGAACTTCGGTTCCACTTATACTTGATCCAGAAACTGTCCTCATTTCTGCACTTATTGATGTTCCTTGGACAGTAACATTTTGAATCATAGGCGTTATAATTTCAAATGGTATATTTTGAGTAGCTTTTGTTGAGAATCCGCCAGACGACTTAGTTTGGTTCAAGTATAATTTTGGAAAATCTGTTCCGATGCTTCTGTCTACTCCATTTTGAGACATATCAACCTTAATATTATATGAATCGAAGGTTATTGGATCTGCAACCTCAACATCACCCAAATAATGTGTTGTGTTAATTCTTCTTAAAGAAACCCCACCCAATTCATACTTATAAACAGGAGTTCCTGCAGGATAATTCTTTGGATTATTTCCACGAACAATAGTTCCACCTAAAGAACCACCAGATGCTGAAGTGTAAGAAATTACTTCATCGCCTATTAGGACATAACCAAGATTTGTAGTTCCAACGCCAACATTTTCAAAAGTGGTGAATTGATTGCTATCTTGTAATGATATTATTGAAGTTGAGTCT